GCTATCCTCCGGTACAGGGTCTGCGTCGTATATGCCGTCAACGAGCCCCAGACCAAGAGCCTCGTCTGCTGTCAGCCAATGGTCCGTTCCGTCAAAATAGGCTGTCTTGATAGCTGCCTTATCCTTGCCAAGCCGCTCGGCATACATCTGACACAATGTGTCCTCCAGGCTCTCCATCTCATCAAGCACCTCCTTCAGGTCTTTCTTGTTCCCATAGCAGCCACCGCTGACACTGTGGAGCATCAGTCTGGCGTAACGGCTCATATATACCGGCTTTCCACATAGTGCAATAACACTCGCCATAGAAGCTGCAACTCCATCCACATAAAGGGTGATGTTCGCCTTGCTTGCACGCAGGGCGTTGAAGATGGCTATGCCCGTATATACTTCGCCGCCAACGCTGTTGATACGCACATCTATATTCTTATACGCCGCTTCAGCAGCCATCAGCTCTCTGGCTATCTGCCCACTCGTTACGGCGCCATAGCTGTCGCCAATATCACCATACAGCAGAATGCAGCAGGTGTCTTCCCCAGGGATAATGTTGAAAAATCTATTCATTCGCTTTTTTGATGCAAAGGTGGGAGATTTTCCACAAGTTTGCAAATTGCCTTTTTATCATACATCACTTATAGTCAAATGATTACACTATAAATTTTTATCATGCCGACACGATTTGCAAACACCATAAAAACAAGCCACCTTTGCAGTATATTTTTATAAAATGGCAAAGGATTTAAGCAATACGCAGAAGAAAGAGTGGGCAAAAACGCTCTATCTCAAGGAGAATCTCACACAGCAGGAGATAGCCGACCGTGTAGGGGTGTCCCGTGCCACCGTCAATCGGTGGATTGCCGAAGGCAAATGGGAGGAACAGAAGGTCGGACTCACGCTTACCCGTGAGGAGCAGGTGGCTAACCTCTACCGACAGGTAGCCGAGATAAACAGGAAAATAGCAGAAAAGCCGGAGGGAGAGCGTTTCGCAAGCAATGCCGAGGCCGACATTCTCGGCAAGCTGTCTGCCGCTATTCGAAAGATGGAGACCGATGTCGGCATTGCCGATGTTATCAGTGTGCAGACTAAGTTTATCGAGTTCCTGCGACCCATAGATCTCAACAAGGCAAAGGAAGTTACCGGGCTGTCGGATGCCTTTATTAAGTCGCTCCTCTAAACATCAACCTTCAACAACCTACAATATGAAGCAAGCAGACAGAAACGCACTGCTCGACTGGGAGAAGTATCGTCAGGACATCATGCGTGCCACGCCCGTTGATAAGGAGATGAGCGTGGCAGAGCGAGAGAGGCATCGCCTTTACCTGGAGGCTCACCCCATAGAGTGGATAGAATACTTCTTCCCCAACTATGCCAAGTATGAGTTTGCCGACTTTCAGAAAAGGGCAATCCGCCGTATGATTGCGAACGACGAATGGTACGAGGTACTCTCATGGTCACGTGAACTCGCCAAGTCCACCATCACCATGTTCGTTGTCATGTACCTTACCCTCACGCACCGAAAGCGCAATATCATTCTCACTTCCAACAGCAAGGACAATGCCATCCGCCTGTTGGCTCCATATCGTGGCAACCTTGAGGCCAATGGGCGCATCCTCGCCTATTATGGCCGCCAACAGTCTATAGGAGCGTGGACGGAGGACGAGTTCATCACCAAGGGAGGTGTCGCCTTCCGGGCCATCGGTTCCGGACAGTCGCCTCGTGGTTCGCGTAACGAGGCTATCCGTCCGGATGTACTGCTCGTGGACGACTTCGATACCGATGAGGATACCAAGAACCCCGACATCATTCAGAAACGGTGGGAGTGGTGGGAGCAGGCCCTTTATCCAACACGCTCTACATCAGAGCCTACGCTGATAGTCTTTTGTGGTAACATCATCGCTAAGGACTGCTGTATCACACGCGCAGGAGAGATTGCAGACCACTGGGACATCATCAATATCCGCGACAAAAACGGAAAAAGTACATGGCCGCAGAAGAACACCGAGGAGCACATCGACCGCACGCTCTCAAAAATTTCCACGCTCTCACAGCAGCACGAGTATTTCAACAATCCTATTTCTGAGGGAGAGATATTCAAGCAGGTGGTCTATGGAAAGGTGCCTACGCTATCCAAGTTCAAGTTCCTCGTTATCTACGGCGACCCTGCTCCTGGTGAATCGAAAGGGAAGAAGGGAAAATCCTTCAAGGCGGTCATGCTCCTGGGAAAGAGGGACGGCAAGCTCTATGTCATCAAGGCACGCCTCGCACAGGCACTCAATGCCGAATTCATCGACTGGTATGTGCAGCTGCTCGAATACGTGGCTGGGCGTAGCACCGTATATTGCTGGATGGAAAACAACAAGCTCCAGGATCCGTTCTTCCAGCAGGTATTTCGACCGCTCGTCCGAAAGGTGAGAAAGGAGAAAAACATCACGCTCTACATTCAGGGCGATGAGGAGAAAAAGACCGACAAGGCCACGCGCATCGAGGCAAACCTTGAGCCCATGAACAGGGAGGGCAACCTGATTCTCAATGAGGAGGAACGGGACAATCCGCACATGAAGGAACTCGAAGACCAGTTCAAACTCTTTACGCTCTCACTCAAATATCCTGCCGACGGTCCCGATGCCGTTGAGGGAGGAAACCGAAAAATCGACCAGACGGCACAGCGGAACGAACGTCCGCTCACTCTGTCCCGCAAAAGCGTAAGAACAAAAAACAAATACAGAATATGAGCCAGTTTATAGACATAAAAGACTATGATGCAAGCCTGCACCGCGAAATCCTCGATGCGCTTGTAAGAGACGACGAGACACTCGTCGAGATTTGCGAGGACAGGGCCATTGCCGAGATGCGAGGCTACCTGTCCAAAAGGTACGACTGCAATGCTATCTTCTCCACAACAGGCAAGAAGCGCAACCAGCTCATTCTGATGATGGTCATTGACATTGCCGTGTACCACATCTTCTGCATACACAATCCGCAAAAACTCTCACAGGTGCGTAAAGACCGCTACGAAAGAGCGGTAGAATGGATGAAGGCCGTAGCAAGCGAGGAAGTTTCCATCGACGGGGCACCGCTCCTGCCAGAGGAGGAGAGGGCGAAGAAGGCGGAGCTGATGTTCAAGAGCAATCCAAAACGAATAAACAGATTATGATATGAGCAGAAAAAATAAAGAACAGAATATTAAGGGACGTATCACCGTAAGTGGCAATGTACCCCGTCCGGGACAGCGACAGCCAGCCATCATTCGTATCACGCAGCCCAAGCGTTTCAATATTGATACGGCAGACTTTATGATGGCGGTCAAGGCTGCCGAGAATGTTGATTATGCACAGCGAACAAAACTCTACGACCTTTACGCTGACATACTGCTCGACACCCACCTGTCGAGTGTCATCGAAAAACGCAAGAATGCAGTGCTGTGCTCTGCCATAGAGTTCCAACGCGATGGAAAACCCGATGACAGCATCAACGAGCAAATACTGTCACCGTGGTTCTACCGCTGTGTGGCGGACATTCTCGACGCTCGCTTCTGGGGCTTCTCGCTCATGCAGTTCTTCAAGAGCGGAGAATGGATAGACTACGATCTCGTACCACGGAAACATGTGGAACCCGTGAGGAAACTCATACTGCAATATCAGACTGATATTCACGGCACACCCTGGGAAGAGTTCGCCGACCTGCTCTTCGTGGGCAACGACGCCGACCTCGGACTGCTCGCCAAGGCAGCCCCATGGGTCATCTACAAGCGCAACACCACAGCCGACTGGGCACAGTTCTCCGAGGTGTTCGGAATGCCTATTCAGGAATATATTTACGATACCGACGATGAGGAGGCACGCGCAAGGGCACTCAACGACGCCAACTCCATCGGAGCCCTCGCCACCTTCATTCATGGCAAGGACACCGAGCTGCAGCTGCGGGAAGCAGGTAACAAGACAGGTACTGCCGATGTCTATGAGCGTCTTGTAGAGCGTTGCAACAGCGAAATTTCAAAGCTCATTCTCGGCAACACACTCACCACCGAGTCATCTGAGAATGGTACACAGGCACTCGGAACAGTGCATAAGAAAGTGGAGGACAATGTAGCCAAGGCCGATAGGGAATATGTTCTCAATGTACTCAACTATGATATGACCGACATCTTCTCCCACATGGGTATTGACACCTCCGGGGGCAAGTTCTGCTTCCCGGAAAAGAAGGATGTCGATGCCAACACTAAGATGTCCATTCTCACACAGTTGCGAAACACGTTCTGCCTCCCCGTCGATGATGACTACCTCTACGAGGAGTTCGGCATAGAAAAGCCAAAGGACTACGACCTGCAGAAGCAAAGACAGGAAGAGGACAGAAAAGTGCGACAGCAGGCATTACTACAGCCAAAGAAAGAAGAGGAAGAGGGTACGAAGGAGGAACAAACCTCAAGCTCCAAACCGCAAAGTTCAAAGCTGAAAGACCACCTGCGCGCTTTTTTCGCCAAAGCCCCGCGCCGCGGGGCTCGTTTAGACTGGTAGTCAATCAGACCTACTTCGATGCGGACGACGCACCGGCTGCCGGTCTGCAATTCGATGAGGACTTGCTTGTAAGGGCCCTCGGTAACATCTACCGAAAGAAGTTCAATGTCAAGACTGAGATAGAACCGCTGCTCTATGGAGCTGTGAGCGGCATATTTCGGCAGGCTGCCGATGAGGGATTCCAGCCACGCACGGCGACCGATCCCGACCATGATTTCTATGAGCAGCTCCAACATTCCACTGAGATATTCTCAGCTTTCAAGGTGCATCGCGCGCAAAACGATATGGCAGCACGGATGCTCGACTCAAATGGCGTTCTGAAACCGTTCAATCAGTGGCTGAAGGAGGTCATGCCCATCGCCTCGCACCAGTGCGGCGCATGGCTCAAGACGGAATACGACACAGCCGTCATACGGGCACATCAGGCTGCCGACTGGCAGCAGTTCCGCCGTGAGGCCGACGTGCTGCCAAATCTCAAATGGATGCCTTCCACAAGCGTTCACCCCGGCGAGGACCATCGGCACTACTGGGGTACCGTCCGCCCCATTGACGATGATTTCTGGAACCACCATCGCCCCGGCGACCGTTGGAACTGCAAGTGCAGCCTCTCCAACACCGACGAGCCCATTACGCCTGTACCTGATAGTGATAATGCTTCACAGCCCCAGCTTGGACTGGCTGGGAATCCGGGGACAACAGCCGAGACTTTCTCTGATGACCACCCGTATTTCCCCAAGTCATGCAAGAGCTGCGACTTCTACAAGTCCAATCTAAAAGACAGGCTGAAAGGAATTTTTACGAATAGAGTGAAAGATTGCTATGACTGCCCATACATCAGAGCGTGCATAGCGAGAATAGGTACTGACGGCTTCAAACTTGAGCGGAAATACAAAAACGGAGGGGCACTGTATATACATTCCGAAGTAGAGAAGAACAAAGAAGACTACAATGCTATACTTACCATGGCAAGGCTGTTTGCCAAGGAGGGACATAAGGCAAGGATAACGCCACGTCTGCATGTCAAGTCAGAGGAATATAAGACTGTATATGCTCCGCTCATCGGAACTATATACGAAGGGAAGTGCCCAGACTTTGAAGTGGACGGCGTATTCTATGAGTATGAGGGGTTCAGTAAACCATGGAAGAAGAGGAAAGTAAAGAATATGCTTACACATGGAATGAAGCAAAGCCCCAATGTCGTAATCGACAACACAAAGGGCTGCTCTGACAGATTCATAAGGAGTACGGTCATCAAAAAGCTGCAAGCCAACAATGGTGTGCTGAATGAGGTATGGATTTATGAAAAAGGAAAAGTACGGCTGTTCTTCAAAAAAGGAAAATTCATATAACAAACAACGGGAGAGCAAAGCCCTCCCGCGAACGCCGAAGCCGTGGCATCGGCAAGGATTCTATTCAAATCCACTGCAAATATACAATTTATTTTTGAATAAACAAACAAATGGACGCAAAAGATTTCGTAAAACTCATAGAACAGCATCAAAAGGAATTGGGCGAACTGATGCGTAGGAAACTTCCCGTCATCGTCGGGCGTATGGCGAAAGACCATTATCAGGACAATTTCCGTAAGGGAGGTTTTGTCAATAACGGATTGCAGAAGTGGCCTGTTACCAAGCGACAACGCTCTGGCTCCAGCTCGGCCTCCGCCTCATACGGGCCACTGCTCTCAGGGCGTAACCACCTCTTCGGCTCTATCAAGTATGTACCCGCAGACTACCGCGTGAAGGTAGCCAACGAGGTACCATACGCGCCCATACACAATGAAGGTGGAACGGTCAATCCAACCGTAACCCCTAAGATGCGGCGTTTTGCATGGGCGATGTATTACAAAGCGACTGGAAAGAAAAAAGGAAAGAAGAAAGCCAATAGCAGTGGCACGGCTGAAAATGCTGCAGGTGGCTTCTGGAAGGCACTCGCACTTACCAAGAAGCCGAAGCTCACGGTAAAGATACCACAGCGCAGGTTCCTCGGAGAAAGCAAGGAACTCTCTAAGCGCATCAATGACAGGACAGAAGAGGAAATCACGAAAATTCTAAAATTATAATCAGTATGGAACAGATTTTTATTTCAATCCTTGAACTCATCAGCCGTGAGATGCCAGAACTCTCGCTCGTCGATGAAGACTACGGACAACTGGAAACCGATGAGGACACTTACCCCGTAACATTTCCGTGCGCACTCGTGGGCAATATGGAGGCAGAATGGGACGATATAGGCATGGGTACGCAGAAAGGCATCGTAACCCTCACTGCACGCCTCGCCATCGACTGCTATGACGACACCCACATCGGGTCAACTACCACCGAGAAGGCTGCCGAGCGGCTCCACATGGCAAACCGACTCTATGCCGTGCTTCAAGACTCTCTCCACTCGCAAGAAATGGGACCGATGTATCGCACCAAGAGCCGGTGTTATTCCCTCCCGGGAATGATTAAAGTCTATGAGTATGTTTTTCAGTTTGAGTTGCATGATGACTCAGCTGCGGAGGATTAGACGGCTGTGTCCTGGAACAGTTCAAGCTGGCGGGAGGTCAGCCGTGGTTTGCGCACCTTCGGAACAGGCCTCACTTCTATATCCTTCAACTCGGAGCATTTCCTTCGGATAATGGCCATGATACGCTCCTCGCTGATGAAAAATTCATGGGTGGAGAGCAGGCGCAACGCATCATCGAAACGGAGGCGCTGCACCTCCGTCCAATAATAGTAACGGCGGCACAAAGCCTCGTCACGCAATGCGATTAAACTACTGTTCCTACCTTTTTTCATACTCCACACACAACTGACAGGCAAATATAACAAATTAAATCGATATAAAACGCAAAAAGTCGCTAAACCTTTCATTTAGCGACTTTTATGTTAATCATATAAACAGGTTTTAGGCTACATCCGGCAGAAACTCGGCTCTATCCGGCTCCACACGTTGGTCTCTGGGTTACGCTTCTGGAAGTAGTAGTTCACGGCGTTCTTCTGCACCACATTGGCCTCCTTGAACAGGGCCATAATCTCGCCATACTCCGAGTCGAACTTGTCCTCCAGCTCGTAGAGCTTCGATATGCTCTTGTAGTCCAGGTCGCCAGCCTTGTTGCGCTCCAGTAGTGTCATCGCCATCTGATACATCGGGTCGTCGGCTCCCTTCTCGCTCTGCTGCATGTAACGCTTCAGATAGTCTATCAGTCGCTCAGCGGCAAGGTCCGCACGTTCGTCAAAGCCCTTCACCTTGTTGCTCGCTATCTCCAGGCGGAAGTTGCCGTCCGTAATGGTGTAGCTGCGCTGGTCGCTCTTTCGCACCTGCCCGTAGTCCTTCATGATTGCTACGAATCCCTCAACCTCTTGCGCAAGCCATTCCTTAAAAAGCCCTACTGCGTTCGTGATTTCCACCACATTCTCCTCCACTTCCTTCATAAAGGAAGCACGTAGACCCTCGTAAGTCTCACGCCGCTCGATGCGGTTCTGTTTCTCCTCGTCCTGCAACTCAGCGAGCAGTTTCGCACGCTCCTCCTTACTCAAATCCTTGATGTTTACTTTCGTTTCCATTGTTCTACTTGTTTTATTGGTTTTGTTTCTTTCTGATAATCATTCTCAACTTTGTGTTCAGCGCATTCAGCTCATCTGTGTCCAGTTCCCTGAACTGCTTGCCGGCTATCCGACTGTCCTGGCAGAAGGCATTTACACGGTTCCAATCGGTGGTGTCGATGCCGTAAAGCTGCATCTGGTGCAGCACGCCGCTCCGTGCCTTCCGCAGAAAGTCGTACTGCCTGCGCCGACGCTCGTCGTAACCGGCCACCTGCTCCATCTGGCGGCACATCGCGTCGTATTCCGCCTCCAACATCATGTGCAGGTGTGTCGTCCTGCCGCCGGTGAACTGCTCTACCAGCGTCTCTTTATCCGCGCCCGGCAGCTTCTTCAGAAGACCGTAGAAACGCGCGTAGTTCCGTTCCGCTCCCATAGCTTCTCCTCCTTCCAGTCCTTGTATGTCTGGCGGCCACTGGCTACAACCTCAGCCACACTGTTCTTGAAGATGTCGATGTCGAACAGTGGTGTGCCGTGTACACAGATGTACAGCCTGCCGTTAAACTCCATTACCTGCACAGCTTCCCGTGCCTCTGCATCAAGTGCCGCCTGACGGTCTGCCTCAATACGCTCCGCACGCTGCTCGTGCCACACTTGCAGTCTCTTCTTGATTTCTTCTAAAAAATTACTCATAATCGTTGATATTAAATTGATGTGAAACTTATACCCATTGATCTTGCCCTGCGCTCCATCACTTCCGAACGGTGGGTAGCCGCTATTATGAATGCCTCATTGGAAGCGCGGGCTATCTCATAGCCTTTCTTGCGGAGATTGTTACGGAGGACTATCTTCTTTCTTGGCACCTGCACTACACGGAGCTTTGTCTTTTGCTCCAGCCCGAATAATACCCTGCGCTTCTCTGCCTTGATGGTATTCTTTCGCTGTTCACCGATGCGACGGTGCATGGCGTCAAAGGCTTCTGCCGACATTTTGTCCTTCTGCCGATCTCCTTTCTTAAAACGGTATGCCTTGCCGTAAAGCAGCAGGTTCTTAGTCCCGGCATTGCCGCCATTGGCTCTGTTCACTCTGCTACCGTGTTCGGAAGCATTGCGCTGCATGGCTTTTGTAAAGTCAGGGTGTTTCACTAATCCCATATCCCGCGCAACCCTCACTACTGTTCTGGGCGAGATGCCAAGGTGTTCTGCCGCTTCCGCATTTTTGGTGTTACAGAAGTTATCGCGCATCCATTGCAGTTCAACTTCAGACAGGATTATTTTGCTGTATTTATTTCTTTCCATTGCTACTCTTCTGCTTTCCATGCAACTGTTATCACGGCATCAAGTTTGCCGCTGCCCTTACATATCGGCCACC